GTCTAAATTATTTGGTTTTAAACTACCAGATCCTGGGGCAGACAAAGCATCAAAAAGCATTGTCTCCCCAGTCCCTCAAACAGATGAGGACAAATCAGATTTTTATCTCTCCAGCGGTTTCTACGGCCAGTACGTAGATATCGAGGGAGTTTATAAATCTGAGCAGGATTTGATTCGTAGATATCGTGAGATGTGTTTGCATCCTGAGTGTGATAGTGCGATTGAAGATATTGTAAATGAAGCAATTGTTTCTGATCTCAATGACTCACCTGTAGAAGTTGAATTATCAAACCTTCCTGCTTCGGATAAACTAAAGGATCTCATCAGAGAAGAGTTCCAAAATATTAAAAACATGATGAACTTCGATAGGAAGTCTCATGAAATCTTTAGGAATTGGTATATTGACGGAAGAGTATTTTACCACAAAGTAATCGATCTCAAGGATCCATCTGCTGGTATTCAGGATATCAGGTATATCGATCCACTCAAAATTCGCTTAATCCGTAAGCAAGAAAAAAGCGGACCAAATGCTCAGTCACCTTTTGATGTTGCAAGAAATGGAAAGGACTCTACGAACCCAGAGAATTATAAGGCACCTGAAGTAGAAGAGTATTATCTTTATGATCCTAACTCTTCACAGAAGAATGGTGGGGGAGTTTATCCAAACAGTCATGTAAAAGGTGCTGTAAAGATCTCAAAAGATGCAATTACATTTGTAACCTCTGGATTGGTAGATAGGAATAAGCAAACAATTTTATCTTATTTGCATAAAGCAATCAAAGCACTTAACCAATTAAGAATGGTTGAGGATAGTCTTGTTATCTACAGACTATCAAGAGCACCAGAACGTAGAATTTTCTACATTGATGTTGGTAATCTGCCTAAGGTAAAAGCAGAACAGTATCTGCGCGATGTGATGAATCGCTATCGCAACAAACTTGTATATAATGCGAGCACCGGAGAGATCCGTGATGACCGTAAGCATATGGCAATGCTTGAAGATTTCTGGTTGCCTAGAAGAGAAGGTGGTAGAGGAACTGAGATTACTACACTCCCTGGTGGTCAGAACCTTGGAGAATTGTCTGACGTTGATTACTTCCAGACTAAACTCTACAAATCACTGAACGTTCCTTCCAGCAGACTTGATAGTTCTGGTGGTTTCAATCTTGGTCGTTCTTCTGAGATTCTGCGTGACGAACTTAAGTTTACCAAGTTTGTTGGTAGACTGCGTAAGAGATTCTCTGGAATGTTCAACGATATGTTGAAGACCCAGTTGATTCTGAAGAATATTATCACTGCTGAAGATTGGCAGGAATTAGAAGACCATATTCAATACGATTATCTGTACGATAATCACTTCTCCGATCTCAAAGAGAATGAACTTCTCAATGAGCAACTTGGTGTTATTGCTGCAATGGAACCTTATATGGGCAGATATTTCTCTGCACAATATGTAAGAAATAAAATTCTGAAGCAGACTGAAACTGAAATCATTGAAATGGATGAGCAGATCAAGAAGGAAATTGAAGAAGGAATTCTTCCTGATCCAAATGCTCCTATTGATCCAAATACTGGATTACCAATTGATCCAAATGCGGATCCAATGGGACTTGGACAACCTATCAATGACCCAGATTTAGCACAGCAAGAGAAGGCAGTCGAAGCACCGGAAGGTGGTGAGATATAAATAAATAATAGTTCTCGTAATTTTTTGATACAAAATGGATGATTTAATGGATTTATTGGTGGGTGCCGAATCATCCCCAACTGAAGTTAGTGACAAAATTAAAGAAATTTTGTATGCTAAATCTTCATCAAAGATAGATGCAATCCGACCTGATATCGGTGCTTCTTTATTTGGTGAAGATGAATTAGAAGATGAAACAGATGAAGTTGAAGTAGAGTCCGAAGAGGACGAAGAGGAAGAAACTCAAACCGGAGACGAAGATGTTGATTAAGGTTTTAGCAGCAGAAACAAATTTAAATGCTGCTACAAATGTTGGTAATGCAACTGTTGTTAGAGTGTATAACGGTCACTCTGCTGTGGTCGTCATTACAAGATCGGATTCTAGTGATTCAACTATTGGAAGTCTCACGGTGGGAGTCGGTGAGACCGTTGTTCTCGAAAAAGATCCTACCGATAAGTTGGTCACTTCTGCAGGAACAACTTCAGTCAAAGCTGTAAAAGTCGCATACAGAAACTAAGAAAAATGAAACTAATCAGAGAAGAAGTCGAATCAGTAGAGTACATTACCGAAGGTAAAGGTTCTGCTAAAAAGATGTTCATCGAGGGCACTTTCCTTCAAGGTGACATCAAGAACCGCAACGGTCGTATGTATCCTATTTCAACTCTTGCAAAAGAAGTTGGTAGATATAACGAGTGCTATACGAATAAAGGAAGAGCACTTGGAGAACTCGGTCACCCCGATGGTCCAACAATCAACCTTGATCGTGTATCCCATAAAATTGTAACTCTTGAGCAAAGAGGTTCAAACATTTATGGTAAGGCACAACTTCTTAGCACCCCAATGGGCAAGATTGCACAGTCACTGATTGGTGAAGGTGTGAAACTTGGAGTTTCTTCTCGTGGTGTTGGTTCATTAAAACTGAACAATGAAGGCATCAATATTGTTGGTGAAGATTTCATGTTGGCAACCGCTGCAGACATCGTTGCTGATCCATCTGCACCAGACGCTTTTGTTGATGGAATTATGGAAGGAAAAGAATGGGTCTGGGAAGGTGGAATCCTTCGTGAAAGATTTTGCAACGATGCTAGAAAGAGGATAAATACTCTTGTTGATCAAAACAGACTTGAAGAAAACAAACTCCAGTTATGGGGTGATTTTCTATCAAATCTTTAAATTATAAATAAATATAGTTTAATTAACTACAAATAGGTTATTTTCGGAGAGTTCTAAAATGTCCAGTGGCACTAATTTACACGAAATGGAAGTAGACGTTAAGGAAAACGCTGTAACTGCCGGTGCTAAGCCAGCAGAACCAATGGTAAAGCCATCTGGAGCAAGCGTAGAAGATCTTGGCGGTCCTACCCCAGAAAATTATAAGCCTGATGATGATTCAGCAAAGCTGAAGACTCCAGGTGCTACCCTCAAGCAAGTCAGAGATGTTGTTAACAAGGGTGCTAAGCCTGCGGAAGCAATGCCTGCTGGCATGAAAGAAGAAGAGGAGTCTGAGATCGATGACGATCAAGAAGTAGTTTCCGAAGAGGAAATTGCTGAAGAAGAGATCACAGAAGAGGAAGAAGTTGTTGAATTAGACATCGATGCCGATGTTGAAGCACTTCTCCAAGGCGAAGAACTCTCCGAAGAGTTCCAGGAAAAAGCAAAGACCATCTTTGAAGCAGCAATCAACGCTAAAGTTGCTGCAATCCAAGAAGACCTGGAAGCAAGCTATGCTACCGTCATTGAAGAGAAGGTAGCAGAATTTAAGACTGAAACGACCGAACGTGTCGATTCATATCTTGAGTATGTCGCATCCGAGTGGTTGGAAGAAAACCAACTCACTGTTGAAGAAGGACTTAAGTCAGAAATGTCTGAGTCGTTCTTAACGGGCCTGAAGGGCCTATTTGAAGAACATTATGTTTCAATCCCTGAAGATAGATATGATGTGCTTGAGAGCATGGTAAATAAACTTGATGAAATGGAAGGAAAACTCAATGAGCAGATCGACAGAAATGTCGCTCTTAATAGAAGATTAGCAGAATCCACATCTGATGGAGTCTTAAGTGATGTTTCTGAAGGACTTGCAGTCACTCAGAAAGAGAAGCTCGCTACTCTTGCCGAAAGTGTTGAGTTTGATAGTGAAACAGACTACCGTGAGAAACTGGTAACCCTTAGAGAGGCATATTTCCCCTCAAGACCCAGTGCTCAAAGAGATTCTTCTGAGTACATTACAGAAGAAGTAACCATGGACCAGGAAGTAACTGGTACTATGGGAGGATATCTTACTACTCTGCAGAGAGTTTCTAAAAAGTAAGTCTTACATTATAAAATAAACCACAAACACTTTTAATAGAGGAAAAATCAAATGCAAATGTTCAACGGTGAACAACTGCAGGAGAAGTGGGCACCATTACTCGATTACGAAGGCGCTGAGAAAATCACCGATTCGCATCGTAGAATGGTTACCGCAGTTCTCCTGGAGAACCAAGAAAAGTTTTTAAACGAGGAAAGAAACTTCCTCTCCGAGGCACCTACCAACGCAGCTAATGCTGGTGGCGCTTCAGGCGGTTTCGGTGGCGGTGCAACCGCTTCGGGTCCAGTTGCAGGTTTCGACCCTGTTCTGATCTCCCTGATCCGTCGTTCTATGCCTAACCTGGTCGCTTATGACCTTGCTGGCGTACAACCAATGAACGGTCCTACTGGACTCATCTTCGCAATGCGTTCACGCTACACCAATCAGTCTGGAACAGAAGCACTGTTTGATGAAGCAGATACCGCATTCTCTGGTCAGAATGATGGTGGCGATCTGGAGCAAGGTCTCTATACCGCCCAAGCATCTGACGGCGCTTCTGTTGGTTTCGGTACTGCCGCCCAGAAGACAAACGAAGCTGGCACTAACCCTGCACTCCTTTCCAACCAAGCTGCTAACCAACTTGCCTACAACGTAGGTCAGGGTATGCATACTGGTGACTCTGAGGATCTTGGAGACGGTTCAGGCGACCAGTTCAACCAGATGGCATTCTCGATCGAGAAAGTCACTGTAACCGCTAAGTCCAGAGCTCTGAAAGCAGAGTACTCCTTGGAACTGGCACAA